AACGGATGGCTCAACAGAAAGAGGGAACTTGTTGTTACCGAATAGTACGTCAACGATCTGACCATATGCAGCTAGTGTTTTAGTCTTAGTTACTTTAACAAATACCTTAGACTTTTCGCTAGACGTGAACTGTACTTCTGGTCCATAGATACCACGATAGTTACGATAGGAGCGTAGCCAACGTTCTTCATCACCTAGTCGTGCATCTTCAGCACGTTTAAAGCGATCTGTTACAAAGCCAACAATACTGTTTAAGCTACTAAACAGACTATCCTCACTTGATTCGGCTGCTACTACTTCGTCTGTCTCGAAGGATAGATCATCTATTTCTGCCATTTACTTAGTATCCAAAAGTTGAGTCCGACATCTGAAAGCCAGAGTTTTGTTTTGCTGGGTTAAAGTCCCAGATTGAGCTACGTGGTCTAGTCATTATACCATATCGTAGTGCGTCATACAAGTGATCTTCAGCATTTGTATCAACGTCTTCAGGGTTCTTCTTGTCTAGCGGAATCGTAGGGATTTGCGCTATAGTATTGGTGCAGGTGGAGAAGAACACAAGTCTTGGTAGTTCAGTGAACTCATCCACCTGCAAACGGCGGTGAATCTCGTTCTTACCAGCTACCCTTGAGCCACGAGAGCGATCAGAAGGTCTCCAACGACAACCCTTCATATTCATTTGCTCTGCTAGTGACGGGCCAGTATCTCCTCTTTTGTGCCAGAGGGACGAGTCTAACACGCCGTACCTAATAGTTCCATCTTCTGCTTCCGCATCTAAGATCATATCAGCTAGATCGGTAGCCGTAACCTTAGAACAATAAAGCTCTCTGTAGACAACCAACTGCTCGTTTGGCGCAACAGCGAACCAGAGTACTCCTGTGTAGGAGCCGTAACCATAGTCGCAAGCTCTAAACTTAGGCCAGGAGTCAGGGATGTCGATAGGGTCCACAACGTGAATGCTTCTGTTAAACTCAGGGAACGCTGCTCCTTCATTAATGTCCCAGTTACCTTCTAGCAACTGCTTGCGCTGGTGTTCTGGTAGTGACAAAAGCATTGCTTCATAGTCACCAGTATCTGCTAGGTATGGATTGTCAAACAAACTAGCAGGAATAAACCTACGCTTAAATAGTGGATCACCTTCACGGCTATGCCCTTTAGGGAACGTGATAGTCTCACCTGTCTCAATGTTCGTAGCCCAGAAAGCTTTACCTGCTGCGCTGGGATCAATGAACATCTTCTTAACCCAAGCATGACCTGCACCACCAGGGTTTGTTGTAGCTCTCATGTACAAACCTAAGTTGCTACTATGTGCACTACGTAAACGTGAACGCATATAATCCCACGCATAAGGCGTAGGCCACTGTGTTAATTCGTCGAACCCGATCCAGTTAAACGCTTGACCTTGGTAACGAGTAACGTCCATGTCTTTGTCCAAGTACGACATCCAAAGTCTACCACCCCTTGGACTAATCCACTGACTCTTTCTTTCAGACCACTTAATACCTGGAACGGCTTTAGGGTAAAGCTCTTGACTCTTTTGTATAAGTTCACGTAGTTCCTCCGTAGTATGTCGAACTAGTAGACCACTAAAGTTAGGGTCATTTAAACCGTGAAGTGGGTCAGCCAGCATAGCATACGATTTGCCGCCACCAGCCGCCCCACCATACAGCACTTCTCTTTCAGATGCGGATAAGAAGTGTGTCTGTGGTCCTGGGTTTGGTTTAAACACTACTTCTTGTGCAGTGTCAACATCAAACTCTACAGGTTTTACTTGTGCTGCTACTTTTTCTACTACAGGTTCACTCGTCTGGGGTGATGATGCGGTAGGCTCCGATGTTTTCTTCTTCGAGCCTTTTGATCTCCTGTAGCGTTTCTTCGAGCCGCTTGGCAAGCTTGCGTTTAATTGTAGCTGCTTTCTTACGTCTTCGCTCAATGTCTACCCTTTTCTTTAAACCCATATGTGAGATGTATCTACCAGTTTGTCTCTGTAACCATATAGCAACTTCTCTGTAACTATACTGCTTTAAGTGACGCTTTGCAAGCTCTAAAGCTTCTAGTTCATCTGGTATGGGTTCTAATAAGTTTTCGTTGTCAGGGTGTACTCTGTATCCGAAAGGCACGGTGCGTGTTACTCTAGCTATTACGTGCCACTGTCTCTCTTCACCTTTGTGTGGCTTGGGTAACTCCCAATACCCCAAAGATTCACGGTTCATACTTACTCGTTCTTACCTTCCTTGGATGGCAGGATAAATACCCCACCACTGCTTGACCCTACGTCAATCTTGTCTACTTTACCTAAACCTGCACGGTCAAGTAAGTCTTTAGCTGCTGCCATCTTATCACGAACACCTAGTTCAGTAGGGTCAGATAAAGCACCAACCATAGCCATAGCAGCCTTGGGCGCAGTACGAGCAAAATAAGTGCGTGTCTTATCTGCGATTTCATCTTTTAAGCTTTCCACAATAGCGGCTGTGCTAGATGTTTCACTATACCCTGCCAGCTTCTTAGCGGTAACTACGTCACCTCCTGCTTCATCAAACAGGACTTCTAAGAACTTCATTTGGTTTTCTGTTAGTTGTCTAGCCATTAGCTCACCATGTATAATATGAAACCCATAGTACCAAAACCTATTACTAGAAACAAACCTGTTACTGCCCAAGTTATAATAGCTTCTTGTAGTTCAGCTTTACGGTACTCGTGTTCCTTCTTCTGTTTACGTATCTTGGCTTCGATAGCCACTAGTTCGTCCCATGCCGATGGACCCATTGTGAAACTTATATAGTCCTTTAGCTCTTTACGCATGGACTCTGCCTTACGCTTAGCTGCAAAAACTTCCATTGCCTCAGACTCTATAGAGCCACCAATAGACTTCCACCAAGGAGGGTTCTTAACTTGCTTCTCAGCTTGCCCTAAGTCAGCCATGTGACCAGCCCACTTGTTTAGCTGGCTACCCATGTCTTGTAAGTCCTTGCCTATAGCAAAGCCTTTCTTAAGAGCATTAAAGGCGACAGTGGCCCCACTTATTATAGTTACTGGGTCCACAAGCCTCTCCTCCTTGCTTAGGACTGTTAGTCTTCGTTAACGACCCTACGGATGTCTCCACGTCCGATACCGATGTCGTTAAGCTCACGATCTGTCATTGCGCTAAGTTGCATCATAGCAATACGACGATTCGCTTCTTTCTGACGTGCTTCGATGAATGCGTTAAACACTTTTACCATCCAAGCCTTAAAATTAGTGGCCCACATACGTGATTCAGAAATTACTAGTTCCATGTTCATTCTCCTTTAGTTAGTTGAACTCACATAGTTATACTAAAATCGTGGGCCTTTACTATTACTTATTTGGAATACCCGTTATGCAAATCTGTTGCGAGGTTCAAACATCTCTTCTGTGGATACTGTAACAGTAATAGAACTGTTAGCACTTGCTAAACCACGTATCTTATCATTCTTCTCTAAAAACAGAGGGTACTCCGTAATCTGTATAATAGAGTTTGGTTGCATGTTAACTGTTTCAGCTATAGTAAAATAAGATGTACTTGTAGCTTGATACCAATCTAAACTAAAGGTTACAGAAGAGCTTGATGCGTTAGTCACAATAATACTGTTAACATTACCACTAAAGCTAGGAGGTACTGTATAGATGTCCTGATTGGCTGTGGTAAGCTCTTTAGAAAGTGTTCTCTTTTTATCTAAGCTCATGGGGCTGTATTCGCTATATAAATAATATCTACTGAAGCAGCCACACGCAAATCAGCATTTGAACTAGTAGCTACAGCACGAAACTCAATGTCTGTTTTTTCTGGAATAGGTTCGGGTGTAATATAGTTTTGATGAAAGGATGCTTGAAACAAATCAAACTTATTCTTAACACGAAATACACCATTAAGTTCTCGTGTAAGATAACGCATTGTAGCAACCTTGTTGTTCTGTTCTGTAAATGAAGTAGCATCTATTGACAATAAATAAGCTGTATAACCTGCAGGTACTGTCCATAGTGTCATCAAGGTTTGATTTTCACCATTAGTAATCTGTGCATATGTAGTTCCACCATTGGCTATAGTCACGTTATTCGTGGGAGCAGTAGACCCTTCTATGAAACAGCGATTAACACGTAAGAATGTCTGCGTAGTTGTAGCAGTACCACTACCTGCTAGTGTGACAGTCTCGTTGACTTCGTTGTAATTGGCATCCAAACCACCTACATTTACCTGCACACCATTGTCTGTAGCACCTGCACCACTAGTCACTGTCATAGCTACAGCACTAGAAGGGTATGTATATAGTCCACCTGCATCCCATATGGTTTCTTCTATGTCTTGTATTACGGGGTTATGACCAAACTTAAATATACGTTTATGCCCGTCTACAAGACCACGAGATACCTGCACAAAATAAGGATAGTCGCCAACGCCACCACCCATAGTCATTACTTTAGGATACGAGGTAATAGACATTACTTCTTAATAACCTTCTTGACAGTCTTAACTACCCAAGCCTCATTCACATCAGGTGTAGAGGGATCATCAGCGATGAAGTGTCCATTCTCGTCACGTGCTCGTACCATCTCCAGAGTCTCAACAACTTCAGTCTCCTCTTTCTTCTTAGCTTTCTTAGCACGTGGCTTAGGTGTTGCAGTCATAGCCATTTCAGCTTCTTGACAGATAGCTGTTACGTTAGGGTCTTTACTCTGTACGTTACCGTAATTGTCTTCACCTGCAGCTTGGTTACCACGTCCATCCCACACATAGCCATGCTCATCTACACGATAGCCTTTAGCTTCTAGAGCATCTTTGTATTTATGATAGAACTTTTGTACCATTACTTACTCGTTTAAATAGGACGTGCAGGTGGATTAGATGCGCCACACATACCACCCTTATTCATTTTAACAGGCTTCTTCTTAGCCATACCACCGTAGGCCATACCCATACCCATCATGTCTTTCTTCTTAGTCATACCACCATACGCATAACCCATCTTCTTAGCTACTTCTGGTGCTGCTTTCTTTAAAGCTTTCATACCCTTGTTCATGTTCTATGTTTCCTCACTTTGTTTGCGATCTTCTTAGGTTGAGCCACATGCTGCTTACCTGCCTTAGTGCCTTGTCGTTTTGCTCTAGTGGTAGCTGCATACTCACTGCTGCTAAGAGACTTAATAGCCTTAGCAGGTAAGTACCGTTCACCAGTAGCATTAGAGCCTTGCGTAGAAGGGTTACCACTCTTAGTACGCCAGTTCTGTTTAGTCCACTTCTTTAAACTTTTCTGTGGTGCTTTCATTATGATGTATAGCCTCCACCTTTTGCTTTGTATTGTTTAGCAACCATCTGGGCTTTTCTCGCAGACCATTGTCCAGGCTTGCCACCTTTTCCACCTGCTTTGATCTTTGCCACGAGGTTCTTACGCATGGTAGGCTTTGTGTAGTTACCTGCAGCATTTACTGTTGATCCACCCTTGCTATAACCGCTAGCATGTATAGCTCTACCCTGTCTTTCAGCAGCAGCTTTAGTCTTGTAGACTTTACCTGTCTTACCCCAGCGATAACCACCTTTTACTTTTTGTACAGGCATTATGCGTTACCACCTTCTACTTTGTGACAGTGAGGTGTAGCATATGCACCACCCTGACGTATGTTAGTAGCTACTTGTTCTGCTTCCTTTAAACAAGCCTCTTCACTGTAAAACGCTTCAGGCTTAGCTATGACCTGACACGATAATGCCATTGGGTCAAAACAAACAAGTAGTATTCCTATCCACATAGCTTACCATTTAACCTTATCAGCCCAGTAAGCTGCACTTGTCTTACCTTTTTTGATGTTCTTAGCGTGACGAGCTTTAAAGCTAGCACGTTTCTTCTTCATAGCTTCCGACTCACCAGCTTTGGGTTTACCTGCAGTCTTAGCACCCTGCTCACCAAAGCGTATCATCTTAATAGTGTCACCTTCCTTGGCGAGAACTACGTGTGACTTAGTAGGGTGTTTAGGTGTACGCTTAGGTTTGTTGTAACCACTAAATGTTTCACCACGGTATTCTATGCTCATCTTACTTCTTTTTACTTTTCTTAGCCATGCCGCCCTTATTCATCTTACGGCGTGTACCACCAACACCCTTCTTCATACCACCATACTCATCAGGCGTTTTGATAGAGCCACCACCCATAGAGCCACCACCACGGCTAGGGCTAACACGTGATACATCTGTAATCTGTACTCTAGGCTTAGGCATATCGTAGTCTAAACCACGTGCTGCACTGGCTTTAGCTTTAGTGACTTTCTCAGTCCTAGCTGCTATCTTACGTGCTTCTGCTGCGTTAGCTGCATTTACTTTTACTGGAGTACTAGAGTAACCTGATGGTGCATACTTAACTGCACCTGTATTAGGGTTACGACTCTTAGGTACTCGTATCTGAAATCTTACTTCATATTCTGCCATCTTAGTCTATTCCTTCTCGTACTCTGTCAGGGTCTAACACTTCGTGTCTTTCTAGGTGTCCCTCTAAGTACATAGCTCTCTCTACGTGATCTAACGTGTATCGCACACCAGTACGTGCTTCTATAGCATCTCTTACGTAGAACACATCAGACTTAGGTATGTGAACTTTACGTATAGCACGTGAGTCATTGCTAGCTAATGCGTTGTAGAAGTCTGTTAAAACATCTTCTGTTGCATACAGTTGTACAGGTTTCTGTTTCATTGTCAAGTAAAAACTTTAATCAGCAATAAAGTACGTGCCGCAAGTAACGTTGTTACATTGTAATTGTTACAGAGAGGAGGGAGAGGAGACACACAGTTACAACGTATGTGTAGTTACTCGCAGCACGTAGTCACAATAGTATTATTGCTTTTATGATTTGTGACTGTGTATAGTTTAACATAAGAGTAATAACTATGTCAAGTACAAATATTCATATAGTTGCATGTATAGTTATATGACCTATGTCCACTATCATATTTACTACACTAAGTAATAACTTTTATGTAGTAACTATCTTTTATCTTTACTTCTATAGTGTAACTACTTTATAGAGTTATTACTTAAGAGTTTAACTTAGCCCCCTACCCCCGTAGTTATACGCATTGTCAAGCTCCTGTCAAGTCACTTTTCTGTAAAACTATACTAAATAGTCAGGGAAGTTATACTTTTGGTCCATACACCCTTACTTGTTAGCCTTAGATATGTTAACATAAGCAGGGAGAACTTGTAAGTTCCAGGGTACATGTAACCCACAAATGTTCTCACCTCTTAGTGGTACTATATGATCAACGTGATAGTCTTCACCAGTAACAGCCCTACAATCCCGCATTAACTCGTATGTATCTACTATCTGTTGTTTGTGCTCTTTAGTTAACCATTTAGGTGTGGCTTGTCTGTTACGCTTTTTACGTAAAGCACTTTCTCTTTTAGCTCTGGCCTTACCTGCAGGGCTTTCTCTATATGCTTTTACAGTAGCTCTACCTTGAGGGGTTGCTCTTTGTTCAGCAGACTTATTATTCTTACATGTTTTACATATGTGATTAATTTGTCTGTAGCTACTACCATCTTTACGCTTACGTTTACGCATAGGAAAAACAGATATAGGTAATTCTTTATTGCAGCTACTACATGTTTTAACACCAATCGCCAGTTTCTCTTCTCTTTCCTGTTCAGCTTTCTTGCGCCACTCTTCTTTTATTTTATCTTTGTTTTCAGCATACCAAGCATTCCATTTAGCTTTACCAGCTTCCTGCCGTTCTTCAGGAGAAAGTTTCGGTTTACGTACTTTATTTAGCCATTCTTCCCGTGTTAAGCCTGTTTTACTCTTCTTATTAGAATAATATTCTCTTATGTACTTTCTTCTACAAGCTTTACATCTACCTGTTGGTACTTTATCACCGTTAGCATTACTGCGTCTGTCAAACTGGTCTAACTCTTTGGTTTCATTACACACTGTACATTCTTTCATGTTTACCTCCTTGGTGTGTATATAGTTATACTCGTGTGTATGTATATGTCAATAGGGGTGTGACACATTAAAAAAGCTCGTGTGTGTATTTCTACATATACGTATAACGTACATACCCCACCTGGCCCCCGTGCCGCATCGATAGATATAGCTAAGTGTTTGATTTTATTAGGGTTTATACTTATAGTTGAGCTGCATAGAGCAAGAGATGTTTTCTTTTCTGCTATAAATGTATAGCTAATGTATTGTTTTTATTATGTTTTACTAGTGATATAGCATCATTAGACTATGTATTATGTTAAAATACCTACCCTATGTGCGATTGTGCACAGATACACCACTAG